GTAAGAAATGATGAATCACTAATCAAGATGGCTGCAATTGCACAAAGAATGATTGCATCGAAAGATAAATCAGAAGGTGATACAGGTTTCCTTACTGATAAAGAAAAAGAACAGTTACTTCAGCAATTAGAAGATACCGTTTACGAAGTAGAAAACGAAAAAACAAAAGTTGATGATTTAACCAATGAGGTTGAAGAATTAAAACAGAAAGTTAATAAAGATGCCGTTTAGAACCTCGATATCAAATAGTAGCTTTTATTCTAATAAGAAAAAAACTTCCAATACTGCACTTGATGGAAGTACTGGTATTGTAGTATATGTTCATCTTGATGATAGTGAAGCAACTGGTATTTCTTTAATAGATGATTTAGTTGATAAAGTATCTGATAAAGAAATGGTTATTGGTCATGCAAAAGTTGCAAGTAGAACTGATTCCACACACGATTTAACAAACATACCAGAATACCCACCAGCAAATCCTGATGAAGGGATTCCATTAATAGGAGAAATTGTTCAGTTAGTAAAGATTGGTAGTACTTTATTTTATAAACGAATTCCAAGTATTGATATCAATGCAGGAAATTCAGAAGAAAATGCATTATTAGAAGGAACACCTAAAGAAGAAAAGCCAGGAAGTCAGGCATCATCTTATAGAGAATCATCACAAACAGGTATTGCTAACAATACTACAAATACAGATAACTCTGTTAGAGAAACAAAACTTGGTGAATACTTTGAACCAACTCAAATAAATCCATTAAGGTTATATGAGGGTGATAAACTTATACAATCAAGATTTGGACAATCGATAAGATTTAGTGGATACAATAATGAAGATAATCTTTTTGCACCTACAATAATAATTCGTAACAGACAAAGTGATAAATCTATTGAAGATTTAAAAGAGTTTGAACCAACAGAAGAAGATATTGTAAATGATGGTTCATCAATTGTATTAGCAAGTGGTGAATATGAAATACCATTTGCACCAGGTAATGATGAAGTTACTTTAGAAACAGATGATAATGTAGTTTATTACGAACCACCAGAATTAAAAGGAACAGACCAAATCCTAATGAATAGTGGTAGAATTGTTTTAAATTCAAAAGAAAATGATGTAATACTTTCGTCTGAAAGAGATAGTATTTTTGGTAGTAATAGAAATGTCATTGCCGACGCCGGGAGTAATATTTATTTAAATCCAGCTGTTGGTAAAATATTTTTAGGGACCATATCGGGTGATAACTCAGTAGCAAAATATGAAGAGTTAAAGGTGGTTTTGGAAGATATATTGAATATGATACGTACATTATCAAATACTCCTGCGTCACCGGGATCGCCATTATCACCTCCAACCGCTACCAAAGTATCTAGTACGTTATTAAAAATATTTGACATAGAAAGCAACCTAGTTAAAATAAGAGACTGAACTATTTATAAAGGAACATAGGAGTACATTATGACTAGTAAAGAATTATCTAAATTAATCAGAGAGTTTGTTAGAAAAGAAATTGAACACCAAAAGGCAGAGATTATCAAAGAAGTCAAAGCCGAAATGTTTGATTTAATGATAGCTTCTAATAGACCACAACCACAACTACAAACCGAATCTGTTCAGGTAGGTACTGGTGGAACAGGAACACCAACCACAACCGACATGACAAGAGAGTCACTTAGAGAAATGTTTACATCTAAGTTAGGCATGGACATGGACTCGTTTAATTTTAATACGCAAAATGTCCAAGTTGGTCAACCACCAGCACTACCACAATCATTTAATGGTGGTCCAATTACAGAAAAACATCAAGAAGTATTTGATGTAATGAATAAAGATTACGGTCAGTTGATGAAAAAAATGGGAATCTAATAAATGGCTAGGGGATTCACATTACCACTTGAACGAGGGACAGGAGGATATTTTCAAACATCCGAAACTGTATTAGAACAGGTCAAGAGTAATTTTATTAATTTAATTTTAACAATTCCCGGTGAAAGATTCAACAATCCAGAGTTTGGTTGTGATATTCATAAATTGGTTTTTGATTTTAACAATGATGATTTTTCTATGGAATCTAAACGTGTTGTCAGAGAGGCGGTAGAAAGGTGGATGCCATATTTGGAATTAGAAGAATTTGTTTTTCAACCAACAGATGACGATAAAAATAATTATAGAGCTAGTATGTATGTAAAATATAGGTTATCTGAAAATCCTAACTTCAGTGATGAAGTATTGATACAATTTTGAGGATATTAAATGGCAATCAATAGAACTTCAACTGTTAAGTCGTCTAATTTAGTAGATAAAAAACAGGTAAAATATTTAAACAAGGATTATTCTGAGTTTAAGAAAAATTTGGTTGATTTTGCTAAGTTTTACTTTCCAGATACCTATCAAGATTTTAGTGATGCGTCCCCCGGCTCTATCTTTATTGATATGGCTTCGTATGTTGGAGATGTTCTTTCGTATTATACAGATAATTCATTTAAAGAAAGTTTATTAGCGTATGCAGAAGAACGTGAAAATATTGTTGCAATTGCACAGGGTCTAGGTTTTAAGCCAAGACTAACATCTCCTTCATTTTGTAAAGTAGCACTTTCTGCTTTGGTGCCTGCCGATTCAGAAGGAAATTTAGATACTAGATTTCTTCCAAGAATAGCTGCTGGGTCTTCATTTGGAGCTACAACTCAATTTGATGCTGGAACGTTTTTAACAGAAGATATTTGTGATTTTGGAGATAGTAACAATAGAACCGTACAAATATTTTCTTTAGATGGTGGAACCAATTTACCATCAACGTATATTGTGACAAAAATTTGTAAGGTTGTTTCAGCTACAACAAAAACATTAGAATATACTGTCGGAAGTCCAACGAAATTTTTAAAAATAGCTATGACAGAAGACAATATAGTTGAAGTAGAATCTGTGGTCGATAGTGAAGGAAATACTTGGTATGAAGTTGATAACCTATCTCAAGATTACAGATTTGAGGACGTTTTAAAAAGCGTAAGGGGTTCAACGACTGCTCCTTTATATACAATCAAACCAGTAAAAGTTAATCGTAGATTTATTACCAGATTAAATAGAAACAACAAAATAGAATTAGTATTTGGTTCTGGTACTGGTGATTTAAGTGATGTATATGAAAACCCAGATTACAAATCTGTGTATGACCAACAATATTTGCAGAATATGACCAACGTGTCACTTGATACGTTAAATTTTACAAATAGTAATTCATTTGGATTAGCTCCAGCAAACACAACGTTAACTATTAGATATAGAATTTCTAATGGACTTCGTTCTAACGTTCCATCTGGAACAATTACCAAAGTTAATAATATTAATGTTCTAAATGAAACCAGAACTCTCAGTCCGGCAGACCTCTCCACGTTTAATACAATGGTTTCTAGTATTACAGTAATTAACGAAGAGGCTGCTACTGGTGGTCTTAATAGTCCAACAACAGAACAACTAAGACAATCGGCTATAGGATTTGTGAATGCACAGGGTAGAATTGTAACTAGTCAAGATTATGAAAAACGTATTCTATCAATGCCTTCTAAATATGGTGCTATAGCAAAAGCATTTGCAATGAGAGATTCGGCTATAAGTGATATAGATAAAGTTAACAATTCACAAGGTACAACAAGTGGAATAGACGACGATGTGGTATACGTTGATGATGACCCAGTTAACAATAACATAAACTTATATATGTTGGGTTATGATAGTGACAGAAGATTAATCTCATTAAATAATGATGTAAAATTCAATGTTAAAAAATTCTTGAAAGGTTATAGAATGATGACAGATAGAATTAACATTCTAGATGCATTTAGAGTTTCTATTGGAGTTAACTATACAATAGTAGCTTATAAGGGATTTAATTCTTACGAAGTATTGGCAAGATGTTCTGATGCTGTAGCTCAATATTTTAACATTGATAACTGGAACATCAATCAACCAATTTTGATAGATGATTTGTTATTGACCATAGCTAGAATAGAAGGAGTACAATCGGTCACTACTATTGATATTGTAAACAAGTACCAACAACGTGATGGTAGAGATTATGCACCATACACATACGATGTCTCTACAACAGGTGGTAACAGAAGCAATAACATTGTATATCCTTCAGTAGACCCGTGTATATTTGAGTTACGTTACCCAGAAAACGATATCGTAGGGACGGCACTACAATGAGTAGAGTATATTTAGAACCAACCAAGGACGCTACTATCTATGAAGTATTCAGTACCTTAAATACAGGATACGACGAGATACTAGAAGTCGGTAAGTTAAGAAATGACAGACAATACACTAATGGTGCTGTTCGTTCGTTAATACAATTTGATTTGACCGACTTACAGGGAGCGCCCACAACATCTGTGGTGTTCCTTAACTTGACCGTTGCACACTCAGAAAAGCTCCGCCAAAATGAGTTAGTGTATATCTGTCAAGTATCAAGTTCTTGGAACGAGGGTTCTGGATATACAATGCAAACACCATTCGTTTCCGATGATGGTGTGACTTGGAGAACAAAAACAAGTGGGTCATACTGGAACGCTAGTGGAAGTGACTACCTAACCGACATCGTGGTCAGTCAATCCGTAACCGATTTAACCAATGATGAACTAAGAATAAATGTAACAGATTTGATTGCTCCAATGATTTCTGGGTCATCACTGACCGACAACTATGGACTAATTTTATTCTTTACGGGTAGTTCGGAGGAAGATGACAGCAACGAAGGCAACATTAGATTCTTCTCAAGACAAACACACACAGTACACGAACCACGACTAGAACTTGCTTGGTTAAACCAAACATTTACAACTGGTTCGTTGTCAGCATTACCAAATTTTGACATTGAGTTAGCACCAAAGAACTTAAAGTCAGAATACACAAAAGGTGACAAGTCAAAACTATACTTTACAGTAAGAGACAAGTATCCTGCTAAAACATACACAAATACTTCCAGATTCAGTAACAAATATTATCTACCATCTGGTTCACAATTTAGTATTGTTGACGCTGGGTCAGGAACAACGGTTGTTCCATTTGACCAATATTCACACGTTGATTGTGATACTGTTGCGTCATATGTCTTAGTTGATACAACACCACTATACAAGAACAGACATTACGACTTAAAGTTAAAGGTTACTTTAGGTAGTGAAACAATGATAACAAAACCATTTAGGTTTAAAGTCGTATGACCATACCACAAGGTAACCTTCCAAACAAGCACTATACCTCGTTGCCAACTGGTCCCGCTAAAACATTACCAGAACAAGCAATATACCCTAATAATGTAAAACGAGTTGTGGTTAAAGCAAATAGTTCAAATTATCTAGAACCACAATTTTTAAATTTAGAATCAAATACATTTACTACGATTGATAGAAATTTTGATGAATTATATCCAAATGTAGATTTTGAGGAATTATAATGCCTACATCTATAAACTATAAACAAAATATTAATAATCCAAAAATACAACCGGGACAAAAAATTCAACGTGTTCTTGTTAATGAACAATATGTAATTAAACAACAAGATTCCGAACTTTACTACGGTTTAAACAGAGACAGAGAATTTGTTGAGATGCATTTCTACGTTCCAGATACAGAAACTCTTGTGTATTCTGCAATAATACCATTAGCAGAACCATATCTCGTTGTAACAAATAATGACACTAATAAAGAGGACGGAGTATTACAATTACAATTATTTATTTGGTCAGAACCATCAAGTGAATATAATCAAATACGTGACGACGACTTACAAACAAAATATTTAGAAGGGCTGCCTTCTGGATATTATGATGTTATTATAAACTTTTTTGCAGATGAGATTGGAACATATAATGATATTGATTGGAGAATAAAAACTATATCTCCATCAAAAAGAGAAATTGTGTTACACGCAAATCCACAACAAGATGGTAGTGGTGTAGTAAATTTTAGTGATACTGTTCGTAGAGATTATGAACAATTTTTATATACATCTATATTTTATAACGAATTTATAGATTTGTTACAATTATATTTTGCAGATAGTGATACATTATACAATGATACAATCGCCAGTTTAACCCAAAAACAATTAGATAAAGCACAATCATATATTCCAGATTTTCCGCAGTACATATTAGAATTATTACAACACACGGGGTTTGATATTGGTGATTGGGTTAACAACGAAAAATCTTCAGACAACCCCGGCGGAGCTAGATGGAGAATACAACAAGATAGATTTAAAGAAGCCTTAAATGTTATAACATCTTCTATTGCACAAGAACATTTACGTACTATAAATACAAATGATTCTGGACCTGTACCCTTTATAATTGTAACTGACGAATGAGTATAATAATCGTAAAACTACGACCCAGTGGTGGTGGGGAACCATTACTTTATGGTAGAAAACTAACCCGAAAATATACCGATGGATATATTTCTCCCAATGGAGACATTGTAGAAAACTACGCGGTTAGTTATGTGCCACAAGATGGTGATACTAACGTAACCGTAAC